CGCCGGCGAAGAGCTCCATCCCCGCCTCGGCCTCGGGGCCGCGGCGGACCAGGCGCAGTTCATCACGACGGCGTTACCGCTTCGATGGTCACCGACACATCGTCCGCTCCGGTTCCGGTAACGTCAAGAATCTTGTGCGTGGCACCAACCGTATCGCTGGCGGCCGTGCCTTCAATGGTGATGCTCTGCCCGGCCAGCAGCGTGATGGTGAAGTTGTTGCCGATGTCGTAGCCGTTGCTGGCACCTTCGGCCACCGTGATGACCGCTCCGTTGTCGGCCGCGGCCGTCAAGACCAGGCGGGTGATCCGCTTGCCGGTCAGGTTCACGTCACCGCCTTCGCCACAGGCCGTCAGGTCAATGGTGGCCGTGCCGTTCGAGGTCGTGACAGTGTAAGTAGGAACCAACGTTACCGACTCTCCGTCCGTGAACGACCATCCGGCCGCACAGCGCAGGGTCACGGAGGCGGTGATGCGCTTGGCGTCGTCCACGCTGTCCATGCCGAGCTTCTTCATGAACCCGCGACCGACGAACGTCATGCCGTCAGGAGCGACGGCGATAATCTTTGAGGCGTTGGTGCCACAGATGGCGTCCATGGCGGCCTGGTGCTCGGCCTCGTAGGTGAGCCGCAAGTCCCAGGTGCCGGACAAGGCGCTGCACGCCAGCACCTGCTCCTTGTAGGCCCGCGAACCGCTGATGGGCGTGTAGACATCTTCCTTGTAGTCCCTGGCCGGCGGAGTCAGGCCGTCAATGCCGTGAATCGGAACCGTAGTTCCAACTCCGTCCTCGGTGATAACCGTAAGGGTCCAGCCATTGCTCTGGGTTCCGTCAAAATTGTCAATCAGCGGCATGATTCTGCTCCTTTCGGGGTTGTGGTTATCCGTTGCGGCGCAACGACGCCGGCCTGTACGTCACGATCAGGTCACTGTAGAAGACGTTTTCCGATTCCAACTTGCCCAGGTCGTACAGACCTTCGGGTCCATGCTTGACGCTTTGCACCACAGCCCCGGCAAACGGGTGTACCGCATTGTCCGAACTTACTGCGTGTCCGCACAGATACTCAACGATCTCATCACGAAGACACAACAGCAACGGCACCTGCGTCTCGGCGGCCGCGCCGACGTGCTGCTGGAGCAGAACGTGGACGCCATACAGGTCTTTGTACTGACCACCCTGCCCGTCACGCTCCATCTGTTCGTGGCCCGGGATGATCTGGACGCTCACGTCCTCGCCAACGCCTGGAATCGACTCCACCAACATGCGCCGGGTAAACGTGCGTTCGGCCGACACCCCGAGGCTGAAGGTCGCGGCGTTCAGCGCGGTCACCAACTCGACCGCCAGCGCGTCGGCCTGCCCGAAGGTTGTTTGCTTGTCGCCCATATCGCGCCGCCCCAGACTTAGACGTTCTCCAACACTTCCACCGACCCAAACACGCCCTTGGGCAGAGTTCCAGTGCCGGCCGTGGCGTCGATCTTGATTTCCAGCACGTCGCCGGCAGCTACGGCCGAGGTGTTGATCGTGCCCGGCTGGACGACATAGGCCGTGCTGGACGCACTCAACTGCACAGCAGCGGAGAGAACGCTAACCCCGTTCTTCAGCAGGTCAACGTCAACCACTGAGTCGCCAATAGGAGCCACGGCACACCCCACACTGAACGACTTGATGGTGCCGGAAGCGCCGTGGACTACATGGACGACGCGGGCCTCGTCGGAACTGGCAGAACCAGATGCCTGGGCGTAAACCTTCTTGTGACGCGATTCCCGCAGCATGTTGTCGTCAACCGTGTCGGCTGGCAAATCGACAGCACCAGAGAAGGACGCGCCCCCGGTAAAGACCGCTTTCTCGTCAACTCGCATCGTCATGCTTGCTCTCCTGCGGCCAATGACCGCCTAGAACGGCCCTTTGGTGTGAATCTTCAGCACCGAACCAGTCGGCCCCATTCGTTCGTAGACATTGTTCGGCTTGGGCGCAGCTACCTCGTACACGCGACCTTCTGAATCGGTGATGGTGTCTCCTGCCTGCGGGGTCACCAGTGAGCCCTCTTCGTCAACCAGACTGTCGGCAGACACGATGTAGTCGCGGCTCTCGTAGACCGTCACCACAACGCCATCAGATACCTCAAACGGCGTGCGACTGATGGTGGCCGAAATACCGGAAACAGAAACTCCCGGGTCTCCGTCGCGCTCATACGTTATGGACTCGCCGGCGTGCGACGCGAAGGTCGCGGCCAGTTTGGTCACCGCCTCGGTCATCCGGTTGGCCAGTCGGCTCATGTCAACACGTCCCTCTGTGCGTCTTCGGACGGGCGGTTACTGGCCCGGTCCTTTCGGTTGTGCCACCAGTCAATGCCGGCCGCCACGACGGCCAGCAGAACCGTCACGGTCCACTGCACGACCTGGCCCTGCGTGTCCTCGGCCGGGGCTTCGACCGCCAGCTTGGCCGCAATCGCCGTGGCGCCCCAGGACACCAGGCGAGTAAGCCACTTCACCAGCAACGGCCTGGCGAACTTGTCCAGCAGCGCCTTGATGCTCTCCATGGTCAGGCCTCCAATGAGTTTCAGGACCGTCAGGGCGCTAAAGGCCCACCGCGGCCAAGGCGATGCCCACCAGCACCTTCAAGACCGCCTGCGCGGCGTCACGCTGCCACTGGATGCGCTCCGCATTGGCATCGTTGGCCGTCTTCCAGGCTGCCGACAGGTCGCCCCACTGGGTCACCAGGTCGGCGTTGGGCAACTTGGCCAGCACCGCCCGGTAAGCCGCCTCGGCGTCGCCCTTGGCGGCCAGCATGATCCACGCCCACAACTCATGCGCGGTCATCTTCAGGAACGCCGGGCCGAACTGGTCCACGATGGGTTGCCATTCGGCCGGCACCTGCGACTTAAGTTCGTCGAGCGTCACGGGGCACCCGCCTTTCCGTCGCGGGCATCCTTGAACCGCTGCCACACGGCCGCCTGGACGGTGAGGCTGGCCTTCATGTCAGCCTCGGTCAGGCTGCCGGCCTCGGCCCGCGCGGCGGTTTCCTTCGACAGGGCGACCGTCTTGTCCAGCAGCTGCGAATACTCGGCGTTCATCCACACTCCCGAGCACCCGGCACAGACCACCAGCAACACCAGCAGAACCGCGAACCGTTTCATGGCTTGACCTCCTATTTCATGATCCGTCCGAGATACCAGCCGATCAGACCGCCGACGCCAGACAACCCCAGGGCGAAGCCGTAGAGCCGCGCCCGGAAACCCACCATCGGGCAGGTCTTCACGTGCTCTTCCACGACCAGCTTGGCCCCCTCGCGCCCCGCCTCGCGGGCAATCTGCCGCACGTAGTCCGGCAGCGGCACTTCTACGGTCTGCTGGGCGGCCTGTCCCGTCATGATCTCGCGTCTCCGCTATACTCGCAGAATGCCGCCCTGCGGCATCCGGCTGGCCCGGACCGCGGCGTTGAGCAGAGGATGCATCACCTCCGCGAACGGCGTCATCAGGTCTACGCGGTCCGTCTGACCCATGATCGCGGTGGTGTCCACGACCAGCTTGCCGTAGACTTCGATCTTCGTCTGAGTCGAGATACCCCCCGAGCAATCGCTCGGGTAGTCGGTGCCAAAGAACCGGATCACGCCGTTGGAGTCCAGCCCGGTCGGAAACGAACAGCCCTTGTCCACGGTGAGCAGCGGCGTCTCAAAGATCGCCAGATTCGTCACGCTCGACCGCTCGATGCGAATCTGGCCTGTTGCCGCCACCGCCACGCCAGCAGCAGGCACGTCCAGAATCTCGTCCAGGAACGCATCGCCGCCCACGGTCAGGGTGCCGGCAATCGTAGCTGCCAGATAACCGATCAGCGTCAAGTCGCCGGTCACAGTCCCCGGCCCCTGATCCATCGGAGCAAGGGCAGTCGAGCAGTCGATGTATGCCGAGCCGACCGTGCCTCCAGCGAACTGAGCACCGTACTCGAACGTCGCCGCTCCGGTCACCGTGCCGCCCGTCATTATGCCCCACGTGGCCCCGTCGCCGGAAAACGCCGCCGTACCCGTGACTGTGCCGCCCGACATGATGCCGTTGGCGATGCCGACCGATTCAGCCGTCATGCCCGCGACCATCACGGGCGTCTCGCCCTGCACCAGGTAGTTCGTGGGGTAGGACTCGACGTGCTTGAACGTGCCAGACCAGCCCGCCAGGACTGGCGGATCGACCGGTGGCGTCGATCCGTTATACGTTGTGTCGAAGTGCAGGTAGTCGTCATACGTCTCAGGAGCCTGCCCCGGCTCGACGGTCCAGGTGGTGTCGGTCGCTCGGTCGTACCAGTTGGCCGGGTAGTTCGGATCGCCCTCGTGGCCGACGACGCCGCCCTTCCAATAGAAATCGCGCCGAGTGCCCATCACTCACCATCCTTTCGGACGGCCTCTCGGCGGCTCTGGCACCAGGCCTCCCAGTCCGCGCGGCCCGCGCCGTCGCGAGTGTAAAAGCACTCGGGCAGATCCACGCCGTGCCTGGCCCGGAACGCCGCGCGTTGCTTCTCGCGTCCCGCGTCTCGCGCCTTCACGGCCGCATCGACGGCCAGCGTCTGGCGGGCCGCGTCCACGGCGGCGCGGTCTGGCGCCGTCGCCTTGGCGAGGTCAACTTGAATTGGCGTTGCTCCGACACGAGTCATGGTCACGCCTCTCCGATGGCTACCCAGTCCACACCGTCGCCGGCGGTGCTGGTAAAGATGTACGCCAGGTTGACGTCGGTGAACGGCAGCACGACGCCCGGGTCGGTCGGCGCGAGCTTGGCCCCGTTGGCGGCCGTGACGTTGGTGTCGTCGATGCTGACCAGGCTGGTGTTGGCCGGACTGCCGTCCGCGTTGCGAACGGGCTGGAACAGGATGCGGCGGCAGGCGACGCTGCCGGCCTGAAGTTGCAGCTTCCCCGTCCCGGTCTTTCGTCCGCGGGCGACGATCTTCTCGCCGGTGATGGCCGCCGCGGCGGCGGCCGCTTCGCCGGTCTGAGCCAACGCCCCCAGCGACCCGTGGTCGTCCGTAGTTACGCTGGCTGCCGTCAAAGGGAGTTCCTTGGACATTGCAGAAACCTCCACGCGCCGCCCGATGAGGTCGTCACCGGACGGCGCGTCAGGTGGTTAGTGGTTACTCGCTGACCCAGATGCCCCGGCGCTGCATGATGCGCCAGCCGTCGGCGCTGTAGTACACCAGGCGGATGTAGTCGCCGGCCCGGCTGGTCGCGGCAGCCAGGATGTAGTCCTTGTCGTCCGTGCCGGCCAGGTCCGCGCCCATGATCTTGTCGCTGGCGTTCGGGCTCACGGCCACCCGCTGGCCGGTGGTGGCACAGCGGACGATGAACTCGGTCGCAGGCGCCACAGCCGGCAGCGTGACCACGTTGGTCTCATGGCCGACCGTCACGTTCATGACCTTGCCGATGTCGTTGGCGTCGAGCGTCTTGGAGCCGCCGGCCAGGGTCACGTCTTCCCAGGCCAGGTCGCGCATGAAGTCGGGCACGCTGGTGGTGTCGAACTTGACGCGCACCGTCGAATCGTTGGTGCCGGCCGCCACCAGGCAGATGCCCAGGTAGACGACGCCGGAGTTCGGTAGCGTGGTCTCGGCCCTGACAGCCAGTTCGGTGGCCCGGTCGAAGAATACCGGGTCGTTGACGGCGAAGACCGGGCCGCTCGTGCCGTCCTTGAGCACGTCGAAGACGCCGCCCACGGCCAGGGTACCGAGCTTGTTGGCCGCAATGTCCGCCGTGGCCACGCCGATCAGGTCGCCGAGCACCACGATGTCGCCGCAATCGACCGCCGCGGTTGGCGTGTAGTCGATGCTGTTGCCTTCCTGCACATACGTCGCAATCGTCGTCATCTTCTCTTCTCCCGGCGGCCGCGGCCGCCTGTCAGTGGTTCAAGGAATCGGTCCGGCGGAACCCACTGGCCCCGCCGGACCATTCACGGTTGTCAGGCGTCGCATCTCACGGCACCGCGGTAATCGACCTGGGCCACGCCAAAGTCGAAGTAGCACCGCATCTGCATTCCGAGCGTGTTGAACGAGGCGTCGGCCGTCTCGATGGTCGGAGCGCGGCGGCCGCTCAGGTAGGCCACCTGGAAGGCCGGCAGCAGGTTCGGGTCGGCCACCATGTACCAGGTGGTCGCCGAGTAACCGCTCATGGTGGACAGGCTCAGGAACGGGCTGCTGACGACCTGGAAGCGACCGCGGAACGGGTTGTCGACCGGTTTGGCCTTGTTGGCGGTGGTGGTTTCGTTGACCATGGCCGAGGTGAAGATCACATCGCCCAGGGCCTTCAGTTCCGGCGGAACCAGCAGGTACTTCGGCCGGGCGTAGATCGGCTTGTTGTTGGCGTCGAGCATCTTGAGCATGGCGGCTTCGGCGGCAGCCAGGCCGTCCAGCGTCAGGGGGTTGCTGGTGATGTAGTTGCCGTAGGTTGGGGTGTAGAACGACGGGCTGGCTTCCATCACCTTGCCGTACAGGGCCTCTTCGACCGCGATGGCCGCGCTCTTGCCCAGCGTGCCGTAGAGGTCGTTGAGGGCGTTCATGTCGTCGTTGATGATCTGCTGGCGGGTCAGGGTCAGCATCAAGCCGGACGTTTCGAGCTTGTTGGTGTAGCTGGTCTCGGCCAGTTTGCCGCTCTTGATCTCGCCGTCCTGGCCGACCTGGGCAAACGCGCCGGTCTGATCGAGCCGGTACATGGTGTAGGTCAGGAAGTTCGAGAACTCGCTCTGCTTGGCGATCAGCGGGTAGGTCGCCTCGACGCTGGTGAAGGCGCTCAGGAGCAGCTTGTTGCCCACCGTGCCGAGGATGCCGCCCAGGTCCACGGTCGAGAAACCGCCCTTGACGGCGTGGTTCACGGCCGCGCGGAACAGCTCATCACCGTTGTGCGGAGCGGCCACGCCGTCGGCGGCCAGCGCCGTGGCGATCAGGCCGTGAATCGTCAGGTGCCGACGCTTCCAGGCCGCGTCAACCACGCGCTCGCCCAGGTCGCGGTCCTTGGCCAGCGCTTCGCCGGACACGCCCAGGTTGAGCAGCATGGCGGCCGTCAGGACCGCCGGGTCGGCGCCGTCGGAGCTGGACTTGACGTGCACGGCCGGGCCGCGACGGCTATCGCGGAGTTCGGCCAGCACCAGGTCCTTCATCTTGGCCTCAGCCTCGGCCGCGGTCAGGCTCTCGTCTTCCTTGCAGCTCTTGGCCAGGGCCTCCAGCTTGTCCACGCTGGCCGCGCCCAGGTCGTAGCGGGCGGCCAGGTTGCCGGCCGTGGCGTCGATGGTGTCGCGGCGAATCATAGCAGCCTTGATCTTGCCCAAGCTGCTGGGCTCTTCGTCCTGCTTGACGGGCTGGGCCTTGAACTTGGCTTCCAGTTCCGTCTTCTTCTCGGCCGTCAGAGAGGCGGCGTCGTACCCGTGCGCCTGCAACCATTGCTCAAAGTTCATCGCGTGTTCCTTTCAGTGTCGTGCCTGAAACCTGGCGAACAAGGCCTCGGCCTGCTCCGCCGTAACCGATCCGGCAGCCCACCCATGGGCCGCCAACCATGCCGCAAAATCCTCATCCTCCAGGTACTTCCCGGCGGACGCCGCCACGCGCGCCGTGGCCGTCTCGTCCGCCCCCACGCCGACGAAGCTGACTTCCCCCAGTCGCCCGGCGCGCACTACCGACAACGGGCCGACGAACTCGCGGCCGTTGACCGTGACCTTGCCGCCCGCCTCGACCTTCTCCACCCGCTCCACCGACGCCCCGATGCTGGCGGCCCACTGGAATCCGCCGCGGGCATGTGCCACCACCTTGCCGGCCGGTTCGCCCTTGTCCTCGTAGTCGCCCGTGACCGACCCGGACACCTTGACGCCAGTTGCCGAAATGGTCGCCTTGCCCTGGCCGACGATCTGTGTGGCGTCGTGGTCGAGCAGAATGGTGGTCCTCGCCCCGGCACGGAGGCCGGCCAGGTCGATCACCACCGGGCTGTACCAACCGGACAGGCGAAGTACTCCGCCCTGGTAGGCGTCGATCTCGAACGTCGGGCGCTGTGGTTGGCCGTCCTTGGCGGCAGTCAGGTCCAGCGTCGCCGCACCGGAAAGCGTGAGGTTGTCAGGCGTCTTGGTCTTGTCCATCGCGTTGCTCCTCGCTCTGGTTCTGCTCGGGGTCCGGTTCGGCGGCCGGGGCAACTTCGCCGGGCACCGGCAGACCGAGTTCTTTCATCAGGGCTACTTCCTTGGCCCGCTGCCGCAGCTCGGTCTCCCAGTCGCGTCCCTGGCGGGCGTACTCGACGGCTAGCGTGGTGGTATGGTTCCGAAGGCGCGTGGCCTGGGCGTTGGCTTCCTTCTCGGGGTCCACATGCTCGCGGCCTTCCCAGAACCATTGGTGCCGCAGTTCCAGCAGGCCGGTCATCCGGTAGACCAGCTCGGCCTCGCGCAACCAGGCTTTGAGGATGCGGTCGAGGATGGTGTTTTCCAGGTGGTGCCGGTCCACGCTCAGGCAGCGGAAATAGGTCTGGTGGTCGAGGCGACCGGACGAGTAGTTGTAGTTGGACGAGTTGCCGGCGGCGATGTTGTACGGCATGTTCAGGCAGCGGGCGATCTCGTTGAGGATCTGCGCCTTGAACTCGCCATAGGTGGTGACCGGTTGCTCGGGCTTGAACTGTCCGATGTCGTAGCCGTCGGGCAACTGCGTGACCATGTTCCGCGTCAGAGGGAACAGGTCGAACGGGTTGGGAACTTCCACCACATCGTTGCTGTCGGTCATGTCCTCCGCGCTGGCCGGGGTCTTCATCCACATGCTGTTGTCGGCGGCCGTCTCGGCGGCGGCGAGGGTGGCCAGCGTGTAGCGGCGAAGCTGGGCGAAGAGCGGCAAGGCCGGGGTGATCTCCGGGATGCCGCGAATCTGGCCGGGCCGGTCGCGGCGGAACCAGTGCAACATCTGCGAGGCCGGAACATAGTCCGGCTTCTCCAGGTTGTAGTAGGTCGAGCCGGGGTGCTCCTTGAGCACGCTGTAGGTCACCGGGTTGCCGTAGGCGTCGAAGGTGATGCCGTCGTCGTCGCTGGTCAGGCCGTAGTACGGGTTGGCCACGCGGTCGGCCTCGACCAGTTGGAGGTCGAGCAGAATATCGTGCTGCACGCCGGGGTTGTCGATGAAGACCGCGAAGGCTTCTCCGTCGTGGCCGCTCTTGGCCATGACCATCGTGCGGAGCTTGCCGGCCAGGTCCACCAGGCCGGCCCAATCGGCCCAGGCCGCCTCCAGCCGCTTCGTAACCTCATCGCTCGCGCCCAGCAACTGGAGTCGCGGCCCCGTGCCGATCAAGTCGTTGGCCAGGGTCAAGATCATACCCTTGGCGTAGCTGTTGTTGGACACCTCATGGCGGGCCCGGCTGCGCAGGATGCGCCGCACGGCCGGCGAGTTGGCCGTCACGGCGTCGAGGGCGTCCGCCTGTGCCCAGTGCACCTTGTTGTCGGTGGTGGTCTGGGCGGCGTCGTAGCGAGCCCGGACGGTGGCCCCGGAGAAGGCGTTGCCGAACATGCCGGACTGCACGGCCGCCCGGCGTTCGGACGGGTTGAGCGTAAGGCCGTTGGCCAGTTTGGTGGCGGCGGCCAGCTCGAGGTCAGTGGCGGGAGCAGAGAGGGCCTCTTGGCGCATCACCCGGACCATGGCCTTGGCTACCGGCGACGTGCGACGCCGGGCCTTGGCGGTGGAACGTTTCCGGGTGGCGGTGCGGGTCATTCCACCGCACCCCCGGCCGTGGCCTTGAAGAACCGGATACCGGCCCCGATGCGCTTCCGCGTGGTGCTCGACGGCGCGAACTTGGCGGCGGCGATCTGGTCCTTGAGGTTATGCTCTTCGGACGCGCCCATGCCCTGCACGCTGACCGAACGAGGTCCGGCGGCGGACGTGGCAACGGCATCAGCCAGTGTATCTGCCATACCCACATATGCCGTTTTCGAGACTGCAATCTATCAAAATTGTGCCGGGCAGGTCAGAAAGTGCTACTAATAGCACTTTCTGTGTTGATGTTGTCAAACAGTCTTGCGGTCTTTGCTTCCTCACCAGGCAGACAGGCCGGGCTGAACCAGATTCGCTCTCGCTTGCGGTTGATGTTGCCCACAGCCCCTTGACAAGAGTATCCGCCGGAGGCGGCCCACTGGTAGGTTGACCAGCCGGCGTCTACCAGGGCCTCGTGCCCTTCGCCCTCGTATCCGCACAGAGCGATCCGCATCTGCTTCGATCTTCCTCGTTTCAGACACCATTCGCGCACGCGATGAGCCACGTCCAGCGATTCCTCGCGGTACAGGTTGTTGTCCCGCCCGGCCTCCGCGCTGTACGGCGGGTCCAGAAACACGCCGGTCAAACCAAGTTTCTCGGTTGGGCTTGGTCCGCAAACACGCTCCCAATCACCACAACAGACCCGGACCAACCGCAGGCGGTCGGATAAGGCTTTCATCAAAGCCACAATCGCCGCCCGACTTCTATCTTGCTGGCCCCGCCAATCGTCGCCCAGGTGGACCCGTTGCCGGTTCACGCCCCGCCCATCGCCCTGGTGGACCAGTTGCCCATCAACCGCCACCCATGGCCCTTGTCCAGTGCACCAGCCGCTGCCGATCCAACAGCAAAGGCCCCAGCACCACCAGCCGGCGACTTTGGCGTCGTAGAAGTCCGGGTCACCGGCCAGCCTGGCGATCCTGGCCTTGCCTTCGCTGACCAGCCACACATGCCGCGCGGTCAGGTCCAGTTCATTGGGCGGGTTGTCGGCCGCCTTTGCCACGGCCTCCGGGTCTCGCTGCACCGCCCGCCAGAAGTTGGCAACGAAACCGTCGAGGTCGTTTATGGTCTCGGTCTTTGGCTCGTGCGGCCGGCCAAGTAGCACGGCCCCGCTTCCGAAGAACGGCTCGACGTAGTTGGGCACGTCGCCGAACCGCTTCCACACGACGTCGGCCACGCGGCGCTTGCCGCCGAACCACGGGAACGGTGCCTGCAGGTTGATGCGTTCCGTCATGCTCTTCATCCCCTTACTGTTCCACGGTCATCCAGATATGCCCGCAATTACGACAGGTCCGGTACCGGCGGATAGCTCCGTCCGCCGGCACGGTGTTTCGCACCGCAGAGAACTGCACACATGCGCACTTCGGGCACTTGAGGCCCAGTCCGCTCCGGGCCTGGCCCATCAACTCGTCTATGGGTCGCCGCACTTTCCTCATGCCACACCTCCTGTCATCTGCTTGCGGCGGGCCAAGAGTTCGTCCACGCTCACCCGGCGTTTCCGCACCCGGCCGCTACCCGGCGTCGCCCGGTCAGGCAAGGTGATGCCCCGCACGCTGGCCGCGCAGGTGGCGTACACCAGCGCATCAAACCAATGGTTGTCCGGCCGGTTCGGTTTCAATGTCCACTCGTCCACCGGCACACCCTTGGGGCTGAACGGCGTCCGATAAGTCTCGGCCGTCAGGTGGGCTGCCAGCAAGGCGTGCGTCGCCTGGTCGTTGCCGAACAGGGTCATGGCGCCGGGGTCGCCCGGCGCGGTCAGCAACGCCCGGTGAATGAAGCTCTTCCAGTAGTTGGTGTCCACCGCCACATAGGGAAACTCGCGGGTGCCCCTGGTGTTCGGCTGGTACCAGTGGTCGCCGTGCTGCTCGCCGGCCTTGCGCTTCCGCGTCGCCATGGGCGTGCCGCCCGCCTTGATGCCCACGCCCTTGGAGAGCATCATGGTCGCCCCGCCCACCTTGTGCTTCACGGCCTGGATGGTGCTGGACCATTTGCCGCTATCGACCATGGCCAGGCCGATCCGCATCAGGCCCGCCCCGCCCGAGCGGGTCAGGTTGGCGGCCAGCATCTGGGTCAGGAAGTCTTCCAGTCCGGCCTGGATGGCGCCCTCGACGCCGCGGCCCGGGTAGACCGTCTGGAGCGATTGCGGCCCGTCGGCCACGTCGCGCAGGGTGAACGTCCTCCGATTCTGTCGCGGCCATACCCCGTAGTCGATCAGGTACCCGGTGAAGTTCGGTTCCCAGGCCAGGAGTACCCACCACAGCGACGATTGCTGCACGTCTACCCCGAGCGTGACCTCAGTGCATGAGACCGGTACCTCAAGCCTCTGGCGGCCGTTGATGCGGGCCATGGCCAGCGGAGCGGTCAACCGCAAGTCGCCGCTCTCGTCGGCCAGGGGCTCGTTCTGAAACTCGCTGGCGAACCCGGCCGGGCCATACTTGTAGAACGAGTGCATGGCGGCCTGTAGGCTCGACAGGTTTCGCTTGTCGTCCAGCCGGGCGTTCCAGTCCACGCGGGCCCCGGCGTCCATGCACGAACCATGCCGCTGACAGCTCGCACAGGGCCGCTCTTCGGCCAGAGACCGGCCGCAAGTGGCCATGCGGGAGCGGTAGTATTCCTGGGCCTCGTCCAGCGGCTCGTCGGCACGCAAGGCCGCGTCGCGGAGTTCGCGGTACTCTTCCCACAGTTCTTTGTTGTCCGGCCAGGCGTAGAGCCGCTTCATCCGTTCGCCGCGGTACTCCGGGTAGAGTTGCCGGTTGAGCAGTTGGTCGGACAGGTCGCCCGGCTGGATGACTGTGCAGGGCACCAGGATAGCCGTTTGCGTGTCCGGCCCGGCCAGGCCCTGCACGGTCTCGTTGATGATCTTCAGGCGGGTCTCGGTCTGGCTGTGCGGCCCCTGGCTGCGCGCCGACTCGTCGGTCTGCGGGTCGTCGCAGATGGCCAGGCTGGGCCGCACCACGCGGCCGTCCGGCATCATGGCCCACATGCCGCGGATATGGGCGTCGAGCGAGACCGCTTCCATGACCACGCCGCTGTAGAGGCTCCCCTCGATGGTGGGCAACACCAGTTGGGTCTTGGCCCAGGTGATGGCCGTTCGCTCTTCGTGGTAGCGCTGGCCGACGGCCTTGCGTCCGTCGTTGTCGAGCAGTCGGATGGCGTGACAGACCTCAGGGAAATCTTCGTGCAGCAAGTCGTTGCCGGCCAGTTGCCGCTTGAACCACTGGATGGCGTGCTCGGCGTGCTTGTGGACGGCCCCGACGAAGACCACATACTGATGCTCTCCGGTCAGCACGCCCCAACAGGCGGCCGCCAGACAGATTTGCGTCTTGCCCGAGCCGCGCGGCATGGCCACCGCCAGCTTGTCGTGGTGGCGGACCACCTGCTCCACCTTGGCCAGCACCTTGAGTAGATCGTCCGACCAGTCGAGGTAGAAGACATCGGGCAGATAGGTCTCGCAGAAGACGCGGAACGAAGCCAGTGCCGCTTCGCGGCGGGCCGGGTTGACCACCGGCGGAAGCTCGCCGATGTCCTGCCCTTCGCGGGTACTGCGTCGCCGGGCCTCGCGGTCACGCTTCCGCTTGCCCTGGATGAGTTGCTCGGATGTCTGCTTCTTGCGTTTGGCCACCGGCGAGTCCCCGCTTTCAGAGATGCTTTCTCAGGTCAGCCTTCATCACCGTCACCACTCCGCGTGCTTCCAGCCGCTTCAGCGCCGCCTCGATCTGCCGGGCGGCCGCCAGCCAGTCGTCGCCGCACCGTAAACACCACCTCGCTGCCTTGTGGTATCTCGCTCAACGCGGCCTTGCACTTGGTCATCACCGCCTCTATGCTGCCCCTGCAAAGGCCGTCTCGCCATTCCTCGGCGGTATGCGGCGCAGCCTCCGCTTCCTCCAGAATCGTCTTGATCCAATCCCTTGCTTCGTCCAGGTATTCGCGCACGAAATACGACTCTTGACGGGCTTGCATCAATGCTTCGTGCGCGTCGTCGTATGCTGCCTGAAGCTCGGCGATGGTGTGCCGCTGTCTCCTCAGATCGGCCTCATACAACTCGGCTGGAATCAGGCCGTAGGTAGTCCAGTACCGCATTGCCTGGGCCGATGTCATGGGCTTGTCCCATGTCAGTGAGTTCGGGTGTATCCCGTTGACTAGCTTGACGTTAGGCATTGTGTGATTCCTCCTTGTCCAAGCGCTGGTAAACGAAGTCCGGTGGACCCAAGTCAGGCTCTTTCAGAGCCGCCACAGCCGTCGCCTGAAGGTTGTATGCTGTGTCCAGGTCGTCATTGCCAGTAGCCGCCGGGCGGCTTGTAGGGAGTCCATCAGCAATGGCCCGCAAGGATGCTCTGAGTCGCTCAACTTCAGGGATCAACTCCAGCAGGAACTTCACCGCCATAGCCACCTGGGCGTCACTGTGTGTGTGGCGATCAAAGAAGCTCGCGTTCCGGGCGATGTATGATTTGATCCATTTCAGACGACCTTCACGAAGCATGGGCTTTTCTCCTGTCTGTTAACCTGGTCGCTCAAAGTTTTGTTGCTCCCGCCTTCCCCGCTTCGCCGTTCTCTCCTCGCCTATCTCGCGGCGGTCAGTGCGTCGCGCGGATGAAGGCGGCGGCTACTTGCGGGACGATTGCGTTTCCGTAGCCCTTCAAGAGCATCCGCCGGCCGGGGAAGTTTCGGGCGAGCGGGAACGTCGAGAAGATTTCCGCTGCCTCCTCTTCAGAAAGGCCAGCAGCCCGCAGAGACGCAACTTCCATGGCATACCCATCAGCCAGGCCGACAGGTTCGGATTCAACGCGCCGCGATTTGCCGTCCCGGTAGGGCAGGATGGAGTAGCGGGACCAGAAACCATCGCTGACATCTGGTCCAGCGGTATGCCCGTGTCGCTCGATCGAGGTGGCAGACTGCCTCGCGTCCCGTCCTTGGCCGTCGGGCTGACATGCCCACTCAGCACCATCGCTGCCTGACGTGGCAGCATGTCGTCCCGCTTCCGCAGCGACCCGTCCGGGTTCACGCCCTCCGTCGCCATGCCCGGCGTGTCCTTCCAATCCCTGCTGCTGCTGCTCCAGCCCGCCAGCGTCGCCACCGATTGCAGGTCGATCCCGCCCGAGTTCCTCGTGTCCTTCGACTCCCGAGACTCCAGCCCCCGCTCGTTGACGTTCGGCGTCGGGTAGCCCGCCAGTTTCGCCACCATGTTCAGGTCGCTCAAGCAGATGCCCATCGAGTTCCCGCGAGCAACCGACTCCATCTTGCGCCGCAGAAAGTCCTCTGGTTCCCCGTTCGCCATCTGGGCCACAGGACTCGGGTAGCCTGCCGTGCCAGTAGAGCCGCTGCCGGATGTGCGGCGCGCCGACGCTGTGTGCGCCAAGTACAATCGCCCCGCAGGCGTAACCTTCTGCCTCCAGGTCTGCGAATACTCCATCGAGCCAGCCGTGTCCAATAGCTGACGCAACCTGTTCTCCATAGACGCTTGCAGGGCGACACTCGCGGATGAGGCGGGCGAACTCCGGCCACAGGTGCCGCTCGTCCGCTGCCCCCTTGCCTTTCCCTGCCGACGAGAAGGGCTGGCAGGGGCAGCTTCCGGTCCACACTGGTCGGTCGTCGGGCCATCCTGCATATCGAAGAGCCAGGGACCATCCGCCGACCCCGGCGAAGAAATGACATTGGCAGTATCCTTTGAGGTCGTCTGCTCGGACATCGGCGATGCTCCTTTCGTCCACGTCGCCCGGCGCGATGATGCCGGCCGCGATGTTCTCACGCAGCCAGTCGGCCGCCTCGGCGTCAAACTCGTTATAGTACGCTTTCATGCCTCGGCGCGCCCTCTCTTGCATTTGTCGCATCGGTAGTGCTTAATCATGAATCCGGCTTTCAAGTCACAACAGGCGATCCTGCGCTCTAGACTGGCATCAGAACCACTTCTCTGCTCCGCACTGGCCCGCGATACTCCCGGCAGAACTTCCACTCGGCGGGCAGCCAACAGTCGGCGAACCCGCAATCGCACGCCTCGCAGTCTGAGCACCGGCACAACCGGAGCACGTCCACCGCCAGTGGGATGTCGTCCACGTCAGCCACTGGTCACGCCCTCCCACACTTCAATCTCAACTCTCGGCCTCTTCGCGTCCACCATCTTGACCGGCGGCAGTTCAACCAAGTTTTCGTCGTCCACCATCAGGCCGGCGTCCACCATGCCGTCGAACGCCGGTTTGAGCATGGCCTGCATGTTCCCACGGTCCCGGCGCCCGGCCTTGGCGAAGTAGAACGTCGCCCTTGCCGTCGCCTCGTTCCACATCGGCTTGCTGCGCCCCAGCGCGTCTTTTGTCCCAGCCCAAGCCAGTTCCCGGTACGCCTTGGTTGCCCTGGCCTTAGCCGCCCAATGCGGCCGGGCGTTCGGCGACAGTTCCTTCGGTGGCAACGGCAAGACCAGGCGGAACGGCAGAGACATGACGACCTCCCTCTTACAGTTCTCTCCGTAGGAACACTTACTGGCTCTCCCCTGTAATGCTGTTACTCTTCTCTTCTCTTCTCTGGTAGACGCTCGTGTAGGCGCAGAACCGTCTACATGCCAGTCTTCGATCTCCAAGTCGCTTGCCTGCGGTTCTTTAGGGCTCTCTGTTTGGCGTTCGCTCCGTTGTGCCGGTCGTGGTTCGGGATGAGCAGGCCCCGCTCGTCGGCCACCAGCCAGCCAGCCAGCATCATGGCCCGGGCGAAGCCCTGGACCCCCATCACCTCGTCCAGGTCGGCCGGAGTCATGTTGGGCAGGTTGCCGTCCACCGTGTTACTGTCCGCCCAGCCCCAGAACCGCACGCACATGCCCACGGCGTGCAGGCGGGTGATGCCCAGCTCGCGGGCCACGATGAGCGTTTCCCGTTGCTCGTGGAGCACAGTGCGGACCTTGATCCAGTCATCAGCCATTCGCCGGCCTCCAGAACTGCTTGTTGGCGATCACGTTGCGAATCACGTCGGCCGTAGCCCCAGCCTCAACCCACTTCCGCGTATCCTTGCCTACCAGCGGCTTGATGACCTTCAGCGTGCGGCACCGTCCGAACAGGTGCTCGGCCAGCCGCTCGGCACCCTCCTGGCCAGGCGACCACAGGCTGCCGTCCGGTCGCCGCTTTGGTTCGTCCCGGTCGGCGATGATCACCACGTCGCGCCCGCGGGCCAGCGGCAACAGCAGATCGTGCCCACCGGAACAACTGGGCCTACCGACCCCGTACAGGCCGACGTCCAATAGGGCGGCGCAGTCGGTGGGCCCCTCGACGATCAGCAGTTCGGTCAACAGGTCCGGCACGCCGCCGTCGGGCAGGAACAATCCCTGCTTGCTTCCGGTCACACACCACTTGTCGCCGGCCTCGCTGCGCAATCGCAGGCCGCACAGTTCCGCCGCGGCGGTGAACATGGGGATGGCCCACGCCCGGTGCGGCGGTGCCCAGGCGAAGCCCAGGCGACGCAGACTGTCGGTGCCCAGGCCAAGCAGGTCGGACAGATGCCGCACCTGGTCTGGCGTGGTGGCGCTCAGCCACTGACGATAGGCGGCCTCCATAGATGGCAAGGAAGGCCTCTGGCTGGCCCGTGGCGCGACTCTCTGTCGCGGAGGCGGTAGCGGCACGGTCAGGCGGTGCAGATAGCCCAGGCCGGCCCCTCCGCAGTCCACCGGGCGGTCTGACTTGGTGCGCATGCAGATGGCCACGTCGCCGTCGGCCGAGACGGTGCACCAGTCCGGCGCTTGGCAGACCGGGCACGGATGCCGCCGGTTGACCCGCATCCAGGTTGTCGCGGCGAACCCGTTCACGAGTTATGCTTCTCCTCTTCTTCGTAAAATGACCGCTCGGTTGGACTCAAACTGGCAATGGCGTCTTCGCCGCCTCGGCGGCGTCTTCTGCTTGGCGTTGCTGGTTGCTCAGGGCCACCAGCCGGTCGTATTCCGCTGCGTCACCGCGACGCATGGCCTCCACAGCTCGTTGGTGCGTTCGGCACGATTCTGGAAGTTCCATGGGTCACCTCGACAACAGGCGGACGAACCCTTGTACCCAGTACGATTGCGGACCATCCCAGTCGGCTTGGCTTGCCCGCTGCAAATCAACAAAGGCCAACGTGTCGGACAGTGCCAAGTCTGCCAGTCGGCTTTCGCCGCGCACGATCCGAGGCACGGCCCCGGTGGTCACGGTTTCGATTTCCGGGGCGATCAGCAGCGTGGCCTCGGCGCGCAGGGCCAGCCAGTCGGCGTCCTTCACCGCCTGGTCGGCCTCGGCCGACAGAGGCCATTCCCGCTTGAGGCTGGAGTAGATTCTCCGCATGAGGTCCGCCTCCCTGGCCCGGTCGGCGTCGGTCTTCCAGGTGGTCGGGATGTCGCCCAGGATGGCCTCGGCGGCATCGTGGAGCAGCCCGTCTATCGTGTACTCGCGCGGGCACAGGTTGGCCACGATTAAGCTGTGGGCCAGGACGCACATCGGGCCGTTAATCTGCCCGGCCCAGCGCGGCCGCCTGGCCAGCCCGACCGCAATCGCCGTCAGGCTCGGGGCCACCTCGTTGCCCGGCAGAACCAGTTCTCCGGTGATGGTCAGGCACATGGTTGACTCCGTTTCTGGCGTTCCGCCACGATCAGGTCCAGCACTGCAGCGTAGCCGGCGGCGTCGGTGCGGTTGTCACGCTTCGGCCGGTTCACTTCGCGGCTCAACTTGACGGTCACCATGCACATAACCGCCTGCTCAGCCGTCACCGGCACGCCCAGGATGGCCGACCACATGGCGGCCGTCCGCGTCCAGTCGTCAATGGGGTGTCCGTAATCGGCCTGGCGGTCGCCGTAGACCAACCGCTGGGCCTCTTCCAGAATGGTTTCTGGCTTTGATGTTCTCCGCTTACCGACCTTGACGACCACGGCGAGCCCCCTTCCTGGACACCAGCCGAAAGGCTGGGCGGTTGGTCATGACCCCGATCAGGTTCCTGCGCTGTACCCACGTCAACTCGACCGTTCCGGCCGCGACCGCCCGACGCAGCATCACACGGACCGCCTTCTCGCTACGGTGAATCGAATCCGCAATCTCGGCCGTGGTCATGGCCCCGCCGTCGTCGGCCCCCTTAGCGATGGCCGCGCTCAACACGTCCAGCCACTGGCTTTCCGTAACTGGTTTCATGGTCACGCCTCCACCTGGCCGCGGGCCAACCGCTTGACGAATGGACGGAAGTACGCTTCGCTGTCGCCGTTGACCATCACCACCCCACCAAACTCGGGCGACCGCACACGGGCCCCGGCTACCTTGTGGGCCAGGCTGGTCTTGGCCTGCCAGCCCGGGGTGACGATGCTGCGGGCTGTGCCCCAGTTGCAGGGCAGCGGCGTCGAGGTGAAGGCGTGGCGATGTGACCGCACGCAGAACATGGGCGGCTCTTCGCCCGACTGGCAGGCTTCGATGAACTCGCTGGTCAGTTCGCGGTGCGGGGCGCTGGTCTCATAGTGGGCGCTGCCGGCCGTCCCGATGTGGTGCAGGGCGTGCACCAGGCACTTCGTATTCGGCCCGGCAATCTGCTTCCATAGTTCCCACCGGGCGTACCGCCCTTCCCCGTCAGGCGCGGCCCCGATGGCCCGGGCCACCGCCTCCACGTCCTGCCCGCTGCCACCGTCGTGGGCCTCGGTGCCGCGGACCACATAGACCCGGCCGCCGTTCTTCCGGCAGGTCTCAGCCACCGGCTCCAGCAACTCCACGGCGATCCGCCGCTGCACCTCGATGTTGTTGGAAATCAGGCTCTTGACGCCGTGGTGCTCGTTGTCGATCAGGTCGCCGTTCACCAGCACGTCGTAGGCCCCGTGGTGCACGGCCTCGGGCACAAACTCGTCCCAGAACTCGCGCCACCAGGCGTAGACCTGCCGCTGGACGACGTTGGGCAGGTACCGCCCGTTTCCGTCCAGACGCACGCCGCGCGGCGGGCACAGGCCCATCTGACACCCGGCGTGGATGTCACTGACGACTACCAGCGCCCGGGGCGTTGCTCGTCTGGTGTTTCGTTTCGCCATGATCTTCCTTTCACTTGCGGGGCCGAGTGACCGCAACTCCGTGAGCCACTCGGCCCCTTGGGTGCCGCGCCGGTCACGCGCCGGCGATCAGTACACTTCCACCGTCTGTCTGGCCGGCCCGTCGATAGGCCGCCAGTGGTTCTTGGCCAGGGCGTCGATGACCTCTTTGGCCTCCGCGAAACTCATGTCCGGCCGGTATCCGAAGCGGGCCAGTAGCTTGGCCTGCTTGAAGGTGCACCGCTTCTTGTCTCGCCGCTGGATGATCTCGGTTATGAGCCGGTTGGCCAGCCGCTTGGTCAGCTTGGCCGTGGGCACCCCGGCCTTGTCGAGGAACGCCACCTGCTTCTCGGTCGCCGGCTCGTCGGCATCCCAGCCACGCAGCCGCGGCGGCTGTATCTGGAGCACGTCGAACGGGTCCACCACGTCGATCTTGTAGTCGGCCTTGAGCCGCAACTTGAGCCGCCGGGCCACGGCCTTCTCTTTGGCTAGGTCCTTCTCGGCCTGGGCCAGTTCCTTGGTCATGTCCACCGGCTGGCCGGACTGCTCGGCTCGCTGCCGCGCCAGGTCGATCACCTCGTCGTCGTAGTTGCCGCCCAGGATGTCGGCCGTGGTCACCAGCTTGTGCCGCCCGCTGTTGCCGACGAAATCCACAATCTCGCAGGTCGGCTTGACCGAGGCCGCAATCAACTCGCGCCGCCCGGCTGAATCGTCGCGCTCGTTCAGACCGTGGGCAATGTCGGCCGCCGGCCTCATGCCGCGCCCGGCCATCTGGGCGTACAGGGCCCGGCTCTTCGTCGGCCGAGCCATGATCACCACCTCGATGCCCGGCTCGTCGAAGCCCTCGGTGGCCACGCCCACGTTGACCAGCACCTGGAACCGCCCGGCAGCGTAGTCGCGGAGCATGGTGCGCCGCTCGTCCTTGGGCGTTCCGCCGTGCACCCAGCGGGCCATGCCAGAACGGTAGCGGTTGAAGATTTCGGTGATGCGTTCGGCGTGGGCCAGGCTGGCGGCGAAGAGCAGCGTCCGCCGGTCGCCGATCAGTTCCAACGTCGGCGAGACGATCCGATGTGGCATGTCCTCGAACTCCAGCACGCGGGCCAGGTCGGCCCCGTTCAAGTCGCCGGCCGTGGTGCGAACCGACGAGTAGTCCAGCCCGGAAACCGTCACCGACCGCTGCATGACGGGCACCAGGTAGCCGTCGTTGATGGCGTCGGTAATCTCGTAGTCGAAGGCGACCGACTGGAAGACCTGCCCAAGGGCCGATTCGTCGGCCCGGTCGGGCGTGGCGGTCACGCCCAGGACCTTCAGATTCTCGTTCTGCCGGTAGTAGTCCAGCACCCGGCGATAGGTGGACGCCGTGGCGTGGTGCGCCTCGTCGACCACCAGCATGGAGAACTCGTAGGGGTCGAAGCGGATCATCCTCCCGGCGCCGTCTTCGCCGGCACATTGGGTCTGGATGCTGCTGACCACCACGCTCGGACGGTCGAACAGGCCTTTGGCGTCGTGCGGAGCGGCCCGCATTTCGGCCATTTCGATCTCGGGCCGCTCGCCGGTCATGGCGGCGATTTTCTCTACCGCCTGGAAGATCAGTTCTTCCCGGTGGGCCAGCACCAAGGCCCGCCCGCCGGGCCGCCGACGCAGCACCTCGGAGAACATGACCGTCTTGCCCGTCGCGGTCGGCATCACCACCAGCGTGGCCTGGTGCTCCCGCCACTGCTCGTAGACGCCCTCGACGGCGCGAAGTTGGTAGTCGCGGAGCTTCACTTCGCCAACTCCTTCTTGACCTTCCACCAGTAGTCCTTGGTACCGCTCTTGAGGTGCCCCTCGGGTCCGCCGTTGTGGATGCGGGCCAGTTGCTCGTCCGTGGCGTGGGCCGGGGCGTAGCGTCGCCAGTAGGCCAGCACGATCCGCCGCGCCGACGGCTCGTGGAACATATCCAGGTAGAGCGGAGCCACCTGTTTCTCCCGCCTCAGTTGCTCGGCCCCGTCGTGGTAGTAGCGCAAGTGGATTTGGTATGGCCCAATGGCGTTGCCGCCGTCGCCCACCGCCCGGTCGTTGCCGCCCGACTCCACTTGCCGGATGGCCGCCAGCAGACGGTCGTGCAGCGAAACGTCGGCGGCGTGGACAGACCTGGCGCAGAGGAAGAGCACCAGCATCAGCAACAACCAGCCCACAACCACGAAGATGGTAGCCACGGTCCAGTTGTTCATTGCTTCACCCCCTTGTACTCGGCCGGGGCCTGGTCGTAGACGTACACGCCAACCCAGCCATGGTTGCCGCACGCCTTGCACCCGTCGCCAGAGCAGTAGGGGCAAACCGCGTGGGGCAGGATGGCCTTGAGCAACCGCTCGGCGTTGGTCAGGTCCGACTGCCAGGCCGAAGAGTTGATGCCCATATAGAGCGGGTCACGGTCGTTGACCGAAGCCAGAACGGCGTGCTTGATGCCCCGCAGATCGTCAATGAGCGCCAGCACTTCCGGCCGCCGTGCAAAGGCCGCCCGGATGCCCTCGGCCTGGTCGCAATTCAGTTTGTCCAGGTCGTGGCCCACCTGGTCGGCGTGCTCTGGCCCCTCGACCTCGAAGGGTACCTCGTCGTCGTCCGCCGGCGGGATGCCGACGGCGGCCTTGATTTCCTCGGGTTCGTCGCTCTGGAGTTGCTCGATCAGCGGCTTGGCGGCCGGCTTCTGGCCGATCTTGGCGGTGTCCATCTGGTAGGTCGTGCCGTTGCGTTCCACCGTGCGGGTCTTGGGCTTGGTGGAGTCGCTTTGGACATCTTTGGACAAGTCTATCTTGCAACCGTTGCAAGATGCGCGGCGGATGGTGGCCACAAAGGTGTGGCTAACGCCAACGTGTTTGGCGATGGCGTTGTCGCTCATGCCATGGCCCTTGGGGTGTCCCAGGGCGGCCTGCACGGCTCGCCGCTTGTCGGCGTTGCTCCGGTAAAGCCCGGCCGTGTCGTGGTGAATATTGGCCGCGAAGCTCAACCACTGGGCTTCGGCCTGGGTGCCCTGGGCGACGTTGGCTTGGATGAAGGTAAGCCCGGCCTGGATGGCCCCGGACACCCGATGGAAACCGTCGTACAGCCAGTAGTCGCGGCCGTCGTAGACCACGCTGACCGGCGGCATGGGTTGCCCGGCGTGGTACGCCTCGGCGTACTGTGCCACGCGGTCGTCGTTCAGTTCGCCGCGCGGCTGGGTGCCGCCGTCGAGACGAAGATCAGACAGTTGCAGTTTCTGCGGCCTCATCAGCTTACCCTCCTAGAATTGCACTTCTCCTGCGTGCACCGCTTAGCCCCGGCCATCCAAAACAGCCGGTCGATCTCGGCATGCTTCGCGGCATGGCAATGGCCGCAAAGCTTCATGCCCGCCGAATCCCACAGCTTGGCCCGATGGCCGCACAAGTGGCACCGCGTTCCGCAACGCTGGTACAGCCAGTCCGCCAACGACATCAGCCACCACTCTTGACACTGCCCGTGCCGGACACGTCGCCCGTGGTCACCGTGCCGGACACGTAGCCCGTGGTCACCGTGCCGGACACGTAGCCCGTGGTCACCGTGCCGTCCACGTCGCCCGTGGTCACCGTGCCGTACACGTCGCCCGTGGTCACCGTGCCGGACACGTCGCCCGTGGTCACCGTGCCGGACACGTCGCCGAACTCAACAGACCCTTTGATCTCGCCCAGCGTCAGCGATGATCCAACGCCAACCAGAAATCGGCAGCGGTCGGCATATTGCACCTTGATGTCGCCCTCGACGATCCACGTTCCACCAAGAACCGCAGGACGATCCTTGCGAATCGTGATCCGCTCGCGGTAGGCGTCGCACTCGGCCACAAGAAAGTGCATGGCCTCGTCATCCAGCCACGACGGCGTAGCGTCTTCGTCGATCTCGATTTTCAGGTGTTTCCAGTCCCCGCCTTGCGGCGTCGCCTCGAAGCGGGCAAAACACTGGCCGTCGTCTCGGTCCTGCAATCCGTGCATGGCGATAATCGCCTCGTGGTGATTGGTCTGCTCGAAAATCACACGGTGTGGCTCGTCGCCTATGCCGCGCACCATCAACCCACTAATTTCCTGGCACATCAGTTGCCTCCTCTCATCCGTTTGAGTGCCCGTCGCACCGTGGCACAGATCACCGCTTCGCTCATGTGCATGATTCGCGCCACCTCGCGCCGGGTTCGCCCCTCCAGGTACACCAGCGTCACCACGGCCCGCGAAAAGTCATCCAGGCGACCCAGCAACGCCTGCACTTCCTCGGTCAACTCCATCTTGGGCAAGTCGCCAGGGCCTTGCGGCTCGGCCACGGCATCCAGCGGCACCGCGTGTTTTTGGCGGGCGTACTCGGTGGCGTTCTCCGTCCGTACCCCGAAAGATATGGCATTGTTAAGATACGTTTCCAGCTTCACCCCGCGGCCCGGGTCGAACTGCTCCACCTTCTTGCTGGCGATCTCCCAGCACAACCCGAGGTACTCGCCCTGTTCCCGGCCGTGCAGCCGTTCCCACCTTCGGCTGGCCAGCCGCACCACCCGCATGACCGTTTCGTACCGTGGATCACTGGGCTGCATGGTTCCGCTCCGCTCTCTGTTGGGCCTCGCTGGCCTGGTCACGCAGGTGCTCCAGGTAATCCCGTCCGCCACTGCCGTCGAGGTACTGGTCAAAGCGCCCGTAGGTCATGCCGCTGGCCATGCCGTGCCGCGCCTCGGTTCGTTCGTCGCTCATGGTCAGAAGGGAATCGTGTCCGGGTCTTCCGCCTTGGCCGCTGCCGCCGAGGCCCGCACCGGCGTGACCTTCGGGTACTTGCTGCCCTCGGGCCACTCCACCTGGATGGTCAGCTTGCGGCCCACCAGTTGCGGCTCGGCCCAGGCCAGGTCGGCGAACTTGGCCGGCGTCACACCCGCCTCGCTCATCCGCTTGAGGTTGGCCCCGGCCGCCGACAGAATCTTGGCCAACACCCACCCGGCGGCCTCGCTCAGGGTGACCAGCGTGCCCGCCTCGCGGCCGGCCTCGTCGGCGAAGATCACCATCAACTGCGGGTCGCCCGCCTTGCTGACGAACTCGCCGCCGTCCCGGCGGCCGCGCAGCAACCGCACGATCTGCACCTGGTGCTGACCGGCCGGCAACTTGTCGGTCTCGGTCGATTCCTGATTGGCCTTGCCTTCCCAGTCGTAAGTCATTTCGTGCCTCCTTCGATGGTTTTGCGAATCTTCGCCACAATGGCGTCGATGCGGTCCTGCGAGAGTTCGCCCAGGCTGCCCACCTTGAAGTGCTCCAGCCACGCCTTCTGCTGGGCCTCGGCGATACCGTGCTGGGCAATCAGGGCGTTGAGGGCCGACAGGTCGGGGCCGGTTGCGGTGGCCGCTGGCGCGGGTTCGGTGCCTTCCTGCAACCAGTTCCGCAGCGCAGTGCCGAACGACTCGTCCGGCTTCTCGATCAACTGGTCTTGGAACTTTCCGGTACGGTCCTTGATGATCCTGGCCACATGCTCCGTGGTCATTTCAAGCAGCAGGTCAAACTCGTACTCAATGCCCTTGCCCTGCTCCGGGGCCAACCCGACGCGCACCGGGCGGCTCTTGCCGCGGTCATCGCTGGCCGTTGTCCATTCGGTCTTCGAGCGGATGGTGGCCAGCAGGTGCCCTGGGTAGGCCAGAATGGCTTCGATGAGTTGCCGCTGCTTCGGCGTGCCCTCGCTCCAGGCCGACCAGGTGTTGCCGCGGTACTTGGCCTGGGCCAGTTTCTCGACCTGCTCCAGCAGTTCCTGCCAGCCGTGGCTCAGGCTGTCGATGATGAGCACGTCGTAGTCGCGGGCCGACTTGATGGCCTCGACGTAGCCGTCGATGGTCCGGTCGGCCAGTTGGGCGGTGTCGAAGGTGAAGCGGTCGGCGTACTTCGAGGCCGAGCCGTGCTCGGTGTCGATCAGGGCGACCCGTCCGCCGATGCCGGCTGCGATCCGCAGGCAGCTATAGGTCTTTCCCGCCCCGCTCGGCCCGAAGACCGCCGCCCGCAACCGACTCTGCTTCTTGCTCGCCTGCTGAAACGTGATAGCCATTGCGTTTCTCCCTTCGCACTCGCCTGCGCCACCGCTCTTGCGGGGTCGGTTCTTCGATCAACCAAAGGTCGTCGCGGGTGGAGTCCATGTTCACGCCTTGCACATCGCCACCGTGGCCACGAGTCCGACCACGAAACCCAGCACCACGCCCACCGGGCAGCCCAGGCCGACGCACAGGCCCATGGCCAACGCGCTGGCCAGCATCAGGCCGAAGCAGATGGCCACCCGGCGCCCTCGGCGACGGTGATCGGCCTCGCTGGCGGCGACGTCCGCCCTGGCCTTGACCGTCATGGACTGGGCCCGGCGGTAGGCCGCCAGCCCTTCCGGCGAGAAGGTGGCATCGTCGGCGATCCGCACATACGGGGTACTCGTGACGACGATCTGGTTCGGTTCGGTCAGCATGTGGCGGGCTCCTTTCTTGTCCTCGCGATTCAATTCTATCGGACAATCGGAGTCACGTCAACAGAAAAAACCAAAATATTTTGGAAATGTGTGAGGCGACCGACAAAATCATAATTTTAGAGTGGACCCGGTGCAGTCTAGGGCCGTGCCGATGCCGGAAGGACCCGCGGCCGGCCTGGGCCCATGTCCGCCACACAATTGCCTACCACAGATTTTCTACTTTTTTTTCTGGATTCCGCTTGACAATCCGCCGATATAAGGTAATATTCTGGTAGTCAGGAGCAGCAACCACTGGCAACTAACTCTAACGAAAGGGGAAGGCAATGGGATTCGGCGGATACAGATTCGGGTATGTATTTCGAGTCTCGCAGGACGGTTCTCCGTGCTTCGAGTCCACTCCTATTTTTCGTGGCAGCGTGGCCGATGCCAAGCGGACGCTGGAGCGTACGTATCGTCCGCCCCTGTTCCGTTGTGTTTACGTGCGGCGCGTGGACTCTAAGCCGAAACTCGCCTGAGCGGTTCCGCTGTCGCGCCCGGCGACCTGGGCGCGGCGGCCGACCCACAAGGGCGGATACTCTAACTGAAAGGGGATCACATGGAACGCGCAATTCGATTCGTGGCAAACGTGGTTCGCTGGTTTGACAAGGTGAACGGCAACACCTACCACAGCGTCAATATCACGCGCTGCGCTGACGGGGCCGTGATTGCATGCCCGATCCAGTATGGCTATGGCGACCAGTACCGGTATACCGCGCTGGTTGCTATGAACGAGGCCGGTTGGCTGGGCGCTGGATTCGACACGCGCGACGTTTTCGTCTTCGGGCGCGAAAACAATTACCCCATCCTCTGGAACGTCAGCGACGGCCGAAAGCGGGATTGTGTTGCCAACGGCAAGCTCTAGCCGACCCGCGATACCCGGCCCCAGGGGGCCGGGACTCATGGGCCGACAATGGGGTCTGGGCTAAAGGGACGCCGAGGACGACCGAAGCAACTCTAACCAGAAAGGGAAAAAAATGACCACGAAAGAGATTCAGGAAGTCCTAAAACTGCACAATCTGTGGCTAGCCGGAGATGTCGCTGGGGCAAAGGCCGACCTGCGCGGGGCCGACATGAGCTGGGCCTACCTGAGCGGGGCCAACCTGAGCAGGGCCGACCTGAGCGGGGCCTACCTGAGCAGGGCCAGCCTGAGC